AATAATGGTGAGTTCACTCACTATGAGGATACTGATAATGATAATCAATACATTTACCGATGAGTAATATACGAATCGTTAACCTCGCCTCACACACTACCCCTGCGGTGATTGAAGACAATCGTAAGCAATGGGTTGCCTATGGCGAAGACAACAACTACTTCCAATACCTTATTGATAGGTACAATGGTAGTGCGACAAACAACGCTATCATCAATGGTATGACCGAGCTTATGTACGGCAAGGGATTATCTGCGACTGATGCCTCTCGTAAGCCAGAGGCGTATGCTCAAATGATGAGCCTATTCAAGCGTTCTTGTTTGCGTAAGGTAACCTTTGACTTAAAAGCATTAGGTCAAGCAGCCTTCCAAATCATTTACAACAAGGATAAGAGTAAGATCGTACAGGTAGCACATATGCCTATAGAGACACTACGCTTTGAAAAGATGAATGAAGATGGTGAGGTATGTGGGTATTACTACTCTAAGGATTGGACAAAGATTCGTAAGAAGGGCTATGAGCCTGTAAGAATCCCTGCCTTTGGTCACGGAGAGAAAAGTGATGCGTTAGAAATCTACTGCATCAAGCCTTATCGTTCTGGGTTCTATTACTACTCTCCTGTAGACTATCAAGGGGGTATTCCTTATGCTGAGTTAGAAGAAGAGGTAGCAAACTACCACATCAACAACATTAAGAACGGTCTAAGCCCTTCTATGTTGATTAACTTCAACAACGGAGTACCTACTGAGGAAGAGAGAGAACTTATAGAGCGTAGAATCATCCAAAAGTTTAGCGGTACTTCTAATAGTGGTAAGTTTATCCTTGCGTTTAACGATAACAAGGAGATGGCTGCAAGTATTGAGCCTGTACAACTATCGGATGCGAGTGAGCAATACCAATTCTTAGCAGATGAGAGTATGCGTAAGTTGATGGTAGCACACAGGGTTACCTCTCCTATGTTGATGGGTATTAAAGACCAAAGTGGTTTAGGTAACAATGCTGATGAGTTGAAGACTGCAAGTCTACTATTCCACAACACGGTTATACGACCATTCCAAGAAATGATATTGGATGCTATAGATGATATCCTTGCTTACAATCAAATAAGCCTAAACATTTTCTTCAAGACACTACAACCTTTAGAACTCCAAGCAGATATTACTGAGGAGCAAAGAGAAGAACTTAGTAAGGTTGAGGATTGTGGTTGTAAGGAAGAATTGAAAGATGCTGATGATCCTTGTACGGAAGGATATGAGCAGATAGGTATGAAGATGAAAGATGGCAAGAAAGTGCCTAATTGCGTACCTATTAAAGCTGAAGAAGAACTAAGCGAGGATAGCCGCCCTTTTCTTGATGACAAGTTAGCCCACGAGATGTTAGATGCATTGGCTGACTTGGGTGAGGAAGAGCCAGAAGGCTATGAACTCGTTGATGCAGAAATTGTAGGTGATGATGAACCTGAAGACTTTGATGTAGAGAACTACCTCAACGGACTTACTGAATTATCAGCAAAACAAGATAGCACTCAAGATGGAGACATCTATAAGGTGAGATACAAGTATGTGAAGGGTACTAAGAAGACCGCTAAAGGCAGTTCTCGTACTTTCTGTAAGACTATGCTATCTCAAGGGAAATTGTACCGCAAAGAGGATATTGGTATGATGAGTGCAAGAGGTGTTAATAAGAGCTTTGGACACAAGGGTAGAAACTACTCTCTATTTAAGTATAAGGGTGGTGTAAACTGCTACCATAGATGGGAGCGTAGAATCTACAAGAAGAAGTTGAAGAAGAACGGAGAACCTTACGGTGGCGATGCGCTACGAGGTACGAGATATGTTAATGTTAACCAAGCGGTAAGAGCAGGATTTAAGCTACCTAAGAACCCTAAAGAGGTTGCAGTAGCACCAATAGATATGCCAAGACAAGGGCATCACCCTAATTACAAAGGATAATGGCAAAAGTATTATTTATAAAGAGAGATGACATAGTACGCAATAGCGTACTCTCTGGTAATGTAGATAGCGACAAGTTCCTACAATTCATTGAGATCGCTCAAGAGATACACATACAAAACTACTTAGGCACTAAGTTGTACGATAAGTTGCGTAATGATATTATAGCAGATAGTGTACCTGCTGCTTATGCTACGCTATTGGATGACTATGTACAACCGATGTTAATACATTGGGCTATGGTTGAGTATTTACCTCACGCTGCCTATACGATAGGTAACGGTGGTGCGTACAAGCATACTGCTGAGAATAGCATAGCAATGGAGAAGAACGAAGTAGACTTCTTAACTAACAAGCATAGAGACATTGCAGAACACTATACTCGTAGGTTTATTGACTTTATGGCTTTCAACAATTCTACTTATCCTGAATATAATACGAATAATAACGATGATGTACACCCAGACAAAGATGCAGTCTTCAATGGATGGCAACTCTAAGAAACGCTACAAAGTCAAAGAGGTTAACTTAAAGAAGCTCAAGAGGCTTGTAAAAAAAATAGAAGGCAATGAACTACGGAAGCATATATAGTTCTACATATTGGGGAAATGGAGTAACTGATAATACTATCGGTTGGGGTATTGTATATGAAGATTTAGTCTCATAAAAATGTACGATAAGAACTACATACCCTCTCGCACCTCTCCTAAAGGTGGAAGAAGAGGTTGTCTATGTTGGGAAACCTCAACTTACTCTATAAAGTGTTGTGATGGCTCAGTAAGAGCGCAAGGTGTTGGTAGTGTTTACTTTACCGACATACCACCCGATATAGATTTTAGCACTACGCAATGGCAAATAATAACTTCTCCAACTTGGGAAGCAATAACACAAACTTGGAATTAAAATGGGAACATCACTAAGTGGATTAACACCTGCAACTACATTTGATGCACTAATAAAGGTAGGGGACAATAGTGCCTTATCTGCATCTTTAAAAACTATTAGCGATGGTGAAGGTAATGATAGCCCACTAAAGCTATCAACTGCTGCCGTAGGTATTGGGAGCATCACGGATGTAGAGACTGAGATAAACGGCAAACAAGCCACCTTAGTTAGTGGCTCAAGCATTAAAACTATAAACTCTACATCGGTATTAGGTAGCGGTGATATTAGTGTACAAGAAACTCTAATTAGCGGTACTAATGTAAAAACAATAAATAATACTTCTTTATTAGGTTCGGGAGATGTAGCGGTTCAAGAGACTTTAGTAAGTGGCACGAATATTAAAACTATCAATGGTTCATCACTTTTAGGTAGTGGAGATATTAGTATATCTGCATCAGCAGGAGGTAGTGACTCACAAATTCAGTTTAATGATTCGGGGGCATTTGGTGCTGACTCTTTATTTAATTGGGATAACACTAATAAGCGTTTAGCCGTAGGTGAAACAACACCAACGGCAAGAGTACATATAAAAGGTGAAGGCTCTACAAGTGCCACTACTTCTTTATTGGTGCAGAATAGCGCAGGTACAGATATGTTATTTGTAACTGATGACAAAATAGTAAATGCAAGATCGACTTTAAGAGTACATCACAATAGCAATTCTTCAAGGTATGTCAACATCGCTTGGGGAAGCTTTAGAGCAAACGACACGGGAACGGAAATGTCTATTTATGGTGGTGGTTATGCATCAGCCATTTTTTTAAATGGTACCACAAAACCAACGGCGGCGGGTGCAACGGGTATCCAATCAACGGGGGTATTGATTGCGGAAAGTGTAAGCCAAAGTTCTTTTGACCCCGAAGATTCAGCACAACTGCAAGTTGATAGCACTACAAAAGGATTTTTGCCTCCTCGAATGACAGGTGAGCAAGTGGAAGCAATAGAAGAACCTGTAAGTGCTTTAATAATTTACAACACATCAACAAACAAATTACAATGTTACGATGGTAGTTCTTGGAACAATTTATTTTAATAATTAGAAAATATGTATATCAAAATCAATTCATCGGTTAACCTTTCAAGCGGTTTGACAATTCCAAGCGGTAGCGTAGTAACTATTGCTGAAGGTTACGCAGATGTAAAAAGCGAGAACGAGGGAGTTATACCTTCTCAAGTAGCTACCTTCCTTTATGCAAGTGAAGAGGCTTATAACAACAATCTTTCGCCCGTTAGCGGTGTAGCTGACTTTAACCCAGTATTTAGCGATTTACACTTATCAGTAGACCACTACAAAAACAAAACAGCTGAATACCTATTTATTGATGCCGTTAAAGAAGCCTTAGAAGATGTTTATGGTGAGGGCAACATTGAGATAGTAGCTTAATGAATAGCATAAATGAGACACATCAACAAGGTTATTATTCATTGCTCTGCAACTCCAGAAGGTAGAGACATATCCTTAGATACTATACGCCAATGGCATATCAAACGAGGGTGGAGTGATATCGGTTATCATTATGTGATTTTGATTAACGGTACTATCCAAGAGGGTAGACCTGTAGAGAAAGCAGGAGCGCATTGCAAAGGGCATAACGCTAATAGTATTGGTGTTTGTTATGTAGGAGGTGTTGATGAGGATATGAAGCCTAAAGACACAAGAACTGCTGCACAAAAGATAGCAATGCAAAAACTCTTACTATCTCTTACGGATACTTACGAGGGTGTTACTATTCACGGTCATAATGAATTTAGCAGTAAGGCTTGTCCATCATTTGATGTACAAACGGAATTATAATTGTAAGTAAGATGAATACTACCGATTTAAAAGTATATTTGATGAATGTCTCTACGATGGCAATATCCTTTAGTAATATAGAAGCGACCTTGAAGATCGTGTTATTGATTGCCTCAATCGGATATACTGCCCAGAGATGGTATCTAATGAATAAAGAAAACTAAATGAACATCACCCACGACAACGATAGCTTAGATAGCTTTATCCAAGACCTTACAACTACTGAACAACCTACTTGCAACATTGACAATCCTGAAGACTGCGAAGCCTGTGGTAGTTAAGTGGTGCAGTATTGAACCAAAGGAATGTACCTGTAAAAAAGATTGTAATGAACCCACTAATAACAAAACTGTTCGGAAAAGGCGCACAGGACACGATAGAAGCCGTTTCTAATGTCGTGGATAGGTATGTATCCACTCCCGAAGAGAAAGAGGCTGTAAGAGCCTCTATTGAAGCCGAGATAAGTTCTCGTTGGAAAGCTGATATGGGTAGTGATAGTTGGCTCTCTAAAAATGTACGACCATTAACCCTAATTGTAGTGGTAGCCTTTCTGGTTATTATGACCTTCTTTGATGGTCTTGGTTGGGTAGAAGTTGATCCTGCTTGGATACAACTATGGAATATGTTAAGTGTAACGGTTGTAGGAGGTTACTTTGCAGTACGCTCTTTAGATAAGAGAGGTAAGGTTAAGTAGTTTAGAATCATTCTAAATAGCCTATGCTCTTAAGACTGCTTGTGTTCACAAGTGGTTAATAAAAGAAAGTGTTTTAAGTTGGTGGGGTAACCCACCTTTCTTTTTTTTATATATATATTATATATAGAGAGATATTAGATATAGTAATTATTTAATATATAGATATAGACCTAAAGGTCTATTATAATATATAGATATATAAAGAGATATAGATATATTATATATATTAGCACTATATATTTATATCTATGTCGTACTTATATAAAATCAAAAATCATAAAACCAATAGAGTGTATGTAGGTAGTACATACAACTTTGAAGGTCGTAGAGATTCTCATATCTCTCAATTAAAATCTAAAGCTCATCATAGCTATAAACTCCAGAAAGATTGGTGTAAGTATGATGAAACTGATTTCTCTTTTTACATTGTTAAACAATTAGGTAAGATATCTAAAGAAGATCTTCTCAAAGCAGAAGAAGAGTTAATATCAAAACAAAAGAATCCTTACAATGTACATCTAACACCTTACTCTAAACCTTATAAGTCTTCAAAGAAGAGACAAAAAGAAAAGGTTAAAAAAGGTTGGCGTAAGCGAAGTAGGAATAGAAAGACACAAAAACAACTTTACAACCAATCACCATTCTTACCAACTCATACTGAAAAAGTACAATACCATTTAGAGGAGTTGAAAAAGTTAGGTGTAAAAATTAAAGTAGTTCAATAACTTGTTGTAAATAATTTTGTTTACATTCGTAACAAATCAAAACATTTACAAAGTGGATAAAACACCAGAACAACTACAGGAGATATTTGAGTTCTATTCTCAATGGTTATTAACAGATGCAGAAAACCCTCAAGAACTTATAGAGTGGTTATGCGACAATCTTAAAGCAGAAGCATTAGAAACCATAGTGTCTACTTACGAATCCAATAACAATTAATCCTATGTCATCATTCAAAGACCAATACTTAGACCTGTGTGAAGCAAGAGTTGAAGCTCTTGAGACAGAACTCAATCTTTTAAAGAACTTCATCATAAGAGACTTCTCTCGTAGGGAGATAGATGCTGATAGTGTCTTAGCAATGTTTAACGCTTACAAGAAAGCACTTTAACACCAAAGAGAGATAATGGGACTACTTGGAAAAATATTGAAAACTGCGATTGATGTATCAACAACACCAATTGACCTTGTACACGATACAATTACATTAGGAGGTGAGCTATCAAATACACGCAGTAGATTAGCAGTTAAATCAGAAAAGTTAAGCAATGACCTTCAAGAAATTAAAGAGGAATTAGACAACCTTTAACACGAAAGAGAGACAACTTTAATGAAACACAAACCGAGATATAGTGTATCCGAGTATCCAGAAACATATGAAATCAACGAAATCACCAAGCAAGACCACTTTTACCTACACTTTGGATTCTACGATGACCGAAAGGTCTGGGGAGCAAGAAGTGAGTCAAGACTCGCCAAGTACCACCAACAAGAAATTGACACCTCCTTACTATCAAGGAAAGTATAAAGGACTTGAGGCTTTTGATGTGTGTATGGACTTTGCAAGAGATTCGTATAACATTGGGGTGGCTATCGCCTACCTACTTAGAGCAGGTAAGAAACCTAACAATCCTATGGTTAATGATTTGCTCAAAGCCATAGACCATATAGAAAAGGAACTTGAATACATAGGTTATGATATTGAAAGAGCTGAGTCTACACTTGACTCTACCGAAGACAGTTAGTCTTAATACGCTATACGCAGGTAAGCATTGGACATTTAGAAAAAAAAAGAAAGATGAGTATAAAAAAATCATTGAAAAAGAATTGGCTCGTTATGACCACCATATTGCAAAGGGTATGTCTATCTTTATTAGGTACAATGCTCGTACCGATGTGGACAACAATGTACTTGTTTCAAAATTCGTTGCTGATACTCTCGTTGCTAACGAATGGATTGCTGATG